TCTGGATCTGGCCTCCAGTCTTACCTTCCCGCGTGGTGGCTCGATCGCCTACACCGAGCTGCTGCTGGAGCTGTTCTTGGCAGATAAGCCCAAGCTCAATACCAAGGCGCTGCGGGCTGAGTATCGCAGCGACATCAAGAAGCTGCGCCGCATCAGGGACCGCATCAAGGCGGGCAGTGCCAGGAAGCAGATTAGGGCTTACATCATCGCCACAGACGGAACAGCAGCAAGCCTGCGCAGCCGGATCAAGTATCTCAATGAACTGATCAGCAACGACCTGCAAGAGCTGAATGACCTCTGGCGTGCAGAAGCCAAGGGGCAAAGCTACGCCGTGAGTCTGACAGCCCAGATCGCTGCCAAGCGTGAAGTGATCGAGAGCTATGCCGACAATGAAGAGGGCGGCAGGGTGGCCAAGAAGGTCAAGCGCCTGGAGAACGACATTGAGACTCTGCGCGACAGCCGGCGTGACTACATCCTTGACTACATGGGGCAGAAACGCCGAGAGAACAAGCGCACGCCTGCTCAGCTAAGGGCATGGCGTGATGAGAAGAGCGACAAGCGTGAAGAGCTGAACGAGTACATCAACAACAAGATGGATGACACCCGCGAAGAGCTGCTTCGCCTGACGCGGGAATCACAGTCGTCATTCACCTTGCCTGGTATCAGCAGTGAGCGCTTTGCTTGCGGCGTTGAATGCCTTGAGGACAAGATCGACAACCTGCGCGGTGAGTGGACAACTGATCAGGCCGGCGTCGCTGCTGTCAAGGACAGGCTGCGGGCCCTGATCGCCGAGAAGCAGAAGGCCCTCCAGTGGGTGAAATATGTCGTCAAGAACTGGGAGACGCTAATTCGTGACCTGGATGACAGCTTCTACTGCAAGGCGATCGTGAAGTCCGCCAGGGCGGTGTACCAGACGGTGACTGCCTGCAATCAAGTGCGCTTCAACTTCCGCGTGCGCCTGTTCCGCCGCATCAGCGGCAGGCAGAAGACCTACGGCGAATATGACGCCCCGGATGGCTACAAGCTGAGCGACAACGGCCTGGAGCGCCGCACCATGTTTTTCTACATGCTGGTGCGCCGTAGCGGTGAAACCGCCTGGGAGAAGGTGCCCCGGCTGTTTGCTGTCGAGCGCGGCAACGATGCTGACCACTACATCAGCCTGATGTTCGCCTCAGCTGACAAGGCCAAGCGTGAGTTCCGCTTCATCCCGGTCGTGGATCCACCGGCTGAGGTCAAGGAGTCAGGCTTCGACGGCTACGCCTACATCCACAACGCCGGCAATGTGAAAACGATCAGCGCGGCAGGTGGCACCGTCAGCTTCTACGGCAAGCACATCGACCTGGCCTTCAACAACTTCCCGGACCTGCGGGAGCGCGGCCCGCTCTATACCAACGAGTGGGACATGTTCTCGATCCACTCAGATACGCAGGTGCAGGCCAGCTATGACAGCGGGCCTGAGGCATCACTGGTGAATGTCACCGAGCAGTCCTATTGCGCCTTGGACGAGCACAAGTACAAGGACATGAGCCTGCTGGCGTTCCACACCTACGCCAGCAACGGCATCGAGGACCTGCGCAGCATCTCGGCCTATGTGCTGGAGGGGAAGGCGTCGTGGAAGGTCAAGGAAGACGGCAGCGGCCCGGTGCAGAGCGGTGATGGCACCTGCTATGCGCCTGACATCTTTGCCGACACGGTGCTGGATGGCACCAACGGCATCAAGTCGTTTGCCAATGCCAACGCTGTGGATTGGCAGCAGCTGGGGCTGGCCAAGCGGTTCTGCATCAACAACGGCCTGGGCTGCCAGATGTTCATGGATGGGGTGTTTGCTGACCGGCGCGGGTGGCGTGAGTTCTGGGCTGAGGCGGCGCCTTACAGCCTGCTGGAGTTTGCCCGCATCAATGGCAAGGAGACGCTGGTGCCTGCGTTGCCGGTGACAGCAGACGGCAGGGCCACCACCGCGCTGACGATTTCGGCGCTGTTCAACGAGAGCAACATCCTGGAGGACTCCTACAAGGAGGAGTATCTGGACTACGGCGACAACACCAAGGACATCGTGGTGACGGCGATCTACCGGGAGATCACGGACGACGAGGTGTTTGCCCGCAACACCAGCGTCACGCTGGCCTTGGCTGACACGGACATGAACGACGCGGTGTGGCAGACCTTCGACCTGTCGGACTGGGTGAGCCAGCGGCAGCAGGCGGTGCTCTACGGGCGGATGCTGTGCCAACAGCGCCGGCATGTGGCCCGCAGCGTTGAGTTCCGCACGGTGCCCACCGACAGCCCCGTGCAACCTGGCAGCTACATCTTTGTGGACATCGGCCTGAAGCACTGGGATTCAGTGCGCACCGGTGTGGTGCAGGAGGGCGGGGTGCTGGACATGCCGCTGACGGTTGGCGTGGCTGATGGCACCTACACGGTGATGACCTACAACTCGACCAGCGACCCGCAGGTGCATGGCGGGGTTGTGATCAGCGATGGGGTCGCCACTGGGCTGAATGCTGCACCCGGCAGCCTGTTTGTGCTGGGCAACAGCAGCGACGCCAAGCGGGTGTTTCGCGTCATCGATGTCTCGATGAACGAGGAAGCCGAGATCACGGTGCGGGCCATGGAGCATCCCTGCGTAATCAATGGTGGCACCGCCACCAGCCTGGTAGCAGACCTGAGCGACGGGTTGTTCAAGGAGATCGGCGTAGACTGCAGTTGAGGCAGGCGCCATGAGCTATTTCAGCGGACGACACGGGAGCTTGCGCTACCTGGGCAAACCAGTCGCCAAGGTGAGCAACTGGTCGTTGGACGTCTCGGTCGAGCTGCTGGAAACCACCACGGTGGATGACTACGCTCCCACCTACCGGCCAGGGCGCAAAAACGCCTCGGGCAGTGCCACGGTGCTGTACTACCGCCCCGACATCTACGGGCAATCTGAGAAGACCTCCTTCGTCGGGCTGGTGCAGCGTGTCGCTCGTCGCGGTGCGCTTGACAGCAATGACCGCGTCCGTTTGGAACTCGCCCTGGGCAGCAATGCCGAGGATGTGCTGCAGCTTGACGCCTTCATCACCCGCGTCAGCCTGGGGGCATCCTCGGGTGAGATCAGCTCTGTGCAGCTGGATTTCACGATGGACGGCGATCTCGTGCGGGGCGTGGGCTGATGTTCGTCACGGGTGACCACGGCTGCGTCCAGCTGAGACGGCGCTCGGGCCTGACGATGACCAGCAGCGTCCGGCCAGAGGACATCAACGAACTGATCAACCGATTCAGTTTTGTTGGCGCAGAGCAGAACCTGATCCAGGGCGACCGCATCGAGATCAGCACCACTGACCCCAGAGGGCTGGTGTTTCTGGACCCCAGCTGGTGGGAGGACGGGACGGTGCATCGCAACGCCACCTTGTTCACGCATGTCAATGCAGTGGGCGGGATCCGGCCCTACCGCTCGTTCACGGAAGCTCTGAACAACGACGAGCAATCAGCTGGCAAGGTCATCAGCTTTGCAGGGGCGCCGATCCCCGTGACGATCGACATCCGCGACACGGGCTACCACCCACTGGGGGGAGTGACGCGATTCACCTTCAACACGGATCGCGCGGCGGTGGAGACCACCAGCCTGGGCGACCTGTTCACGGAGCAGTACAGCGCGGGGAACATCACCGGCAGCGGCACGATCGACTGCTTGTTCGAGGCCAAGTATCAGCGCTGCACTGGCGGCAAGGGCGCTGGCGAAACTGAGCTGAGCATGTTGCTGCCGCAGATCATCCTGCGTACAGAGCTGGGCGGGCAGTTCGACGCCATCCTCCAGCTGCTGGACGAGGGTGACGGCAAGCCGGTGTTTTACGAGATCACGGCTATCACCACGCGCACCGGCGTGACGGTGGCGCCAGGCGGAATGATCGAGGTGGCAATGGACTTCGTGACCACCGGCGAGTTTGCGCTGCGAGTGGGCGAGCCAGCTGGCTACCTGCTCAAAGAGGACTACGACCGCATCAGGAAGGAGCAGGATCTTGACTTCCTGCTGACAGAGCCCACCGATTAACCTGAGGGCAGCTCAGTTGTCAGTAGGTAGCCGTGGCGGATTCCAGGATCTCGGCGTTGACACGTCTGCCGGAAGCCGCTGTCTCACCGACTGACCTACTGCCGATTGCAGACTTATCGGCATCCGAGACCAAGGCGATCACCGCCAAGGATCTGCTGGAGGGGGTGGTCATCAATATGGATGCCGGTTCAATCCCGGCGTCAAAGATTGACTTTGCGGCAGGTCTGCCCAGCAACTCGCTGCAGATCAGTAAGGGTGATGTGGTGCTGGGGCGCACCACCGGTGCGGGACTGGCTGAGGAGATCGCCTGTACTGCGGCTGGCCGCGCCCTGCTGGCGGGCGTGGATGCTGCGGCGCAGCGGACTGCGATGGGGCTTGGCACCCTTGCCGCTCGTAGCGGTAGCTGGGTGGATGGCTCCAGCTTCAGCGGCACCAGCAGCGGCACGAACACCGGCGACCAGACGATCACGCTGACCGGCCCGGTCACAGGCACGGGCACGGGCACCTTTGCCACCACGATCACCGCTGGGGCCGTGGGCACCACGCAGATCGCTGCTGGCGGGGTGGCCACCGCCAACGTGGCGGATGACGCGATCACCGCGCTGAAGCTGGCGGATCAGTCGTGCGTGGTGGTGGGACCAACCGCGCCCAGCGGCGCAGGCGCCTTCATCGGCCAGGGCGGGTTCAGCACCGCCACCGGCTTGGCGTACACCTACACAGCAACGGGGTGGGTGCAGAACGCTGGTGTTCAGTCTGTGGTGATCACGGACGCCAGCACGCCGCTG